TTTGAAGCCAAAGAACAATTTGACAAGGATGTTCTTTTAAGAGATGATTATTATAATGCTTTTATTGGTTGTAAAATTCATTCTAAACATTTAAAATTATAAATATTAACTGAGACAATTAGATCAACTAACTATGAAATCATTTAGACAACACCTTTCCGAAGGTGTCAACGACCCCGCAATCTTCAAAGCAATCTTTCTCGCTGGTGGTCCTGGCAGTGGCAAATCATTCATCGCAGGTAAGACTGGATTACCAGCACTGGGTTATCGTATTGTCAACTCTGATGATGCATTCGAAGCATCAATGAAGAAAGCAGGTATCGCATTAGACCCCGAAGGTATCTTCTCTGACAAGGGTCAAGAACTCCGTGGTCGAGCAAAGACTCTCACTGGTAAGAAACAAGAACTCTATCTCAAAGGTCGTTTAGGTCTTGTCATTGATGGCACAGGTCGTGATCATGCGAAGGTGGCGCAACAAGCAAAGATGATGAAGAAGATGGGTTACGATGTCGCAATGATATTCGTAAACACCGACAAAGAAACCGCACTACAACGCAACCGTGATCGTGAACGCTCACTACCTGACGCAGAGGTTGCTAAGATGTGGGACACTATCCAACAGAACGTTGGTCTGTTGCAGAACATTTTTGGTAAGAAAAACTTTTTAGTAGTCGATAACTCTGACGGCAAGGACTACAAGAAAGAGACGTTACGTGCATATAGAGACGCGGTGAAGTTTACTAACAAACCACCTGAGTCAAAAGATGCTAGAGCGTGGATTGCTAGTCAGAAGAAGGGTCGAGCAGTACAACAGAAACTGCCTATCTAAATAATGCTTGACAACTTGTCAAGCCGTGTGTATAATGTACTATAGTATCTTAAAGGTGATTATTAATGATTAAAACTAGACAAATGAATGTATATGAAGTATTCGAGGCAATTGAGACTGCCAAGAGTAGGAAAGCTAAAATTAAATTATTGCAAGAGAATGATATCATGCCTGTGCGTGATGTATTGCAAGGCACTTTTGATGATAGGATTACTTGGAAGCTTCCACCAGGTACACCGCCCTACACTCCAGGTAATGATGACGCGCCTCCACCTAGTACACTCTTTAAAGAACATCTTCTTTTTAAATATTTTATAAAAGGTTTACGCGATTGTGAGCAGTTAACACCTATTCGTCGTGAACGTATGTTTATAGATATTCTAGAAAGAATTCATCCCAAAGACGCTGCTATTCTAGTGTCAATGGTCAATAAAACCAAACCAGAATTTGATGGATTAACTAAAAAACTAGTACAGGAGGCACTACCCGATTTAATCCCAGAATGATTATGTGAATACCCAAATCGATAACAAGGAGACTTGCCTATGGTGGTAAACCAAATAGAACGACTTAAAAAAGACTCTAGGGAACTTGGACATTATATTCACAAGTTAAATAAAAAAGGGAAAGAGGAGGCAGCATATAAGATGATTAAGAAACAAGCATTCTTAGACGCTGCCATTAATCAAGTCACGAGGGGGTGATCCTTATCTAATCGGATCCCTCTATTTTGGGGGATCCATTTTAGGATATTATTATGCCGACATACGATATGAAAAACATTAAGACCGGTGAAATGAAAGAGATGTTTATCTCAATTTCAAAGAAAGAAGAACTGCTTGCTAGTGGAGAATGGGAACAAAAGATCCTTTCACCAACTGCTATGGTAACTCACACAGGTAATATCATTAATAAGACATCAGGTGATTGGAAAGATCTGTTGTCAAAAATCAAGGAAGGTTCTGGTGGTAACAGTGGGCTAACTGCTCAACAAAAACGCAAACATGGTTTTATTGATAATTCCATCAAAACATGAGAAAGCAATCGCAACAAATGCCTCCTATGAGGACTGCCATGCCAGACATGAAAATTCGTCTGGATCAATTAGCAACCATTTCGCCTATCACTCCGCATCAAGAGGATGCGTGGCAGGGGTGGCGTGACGGCGATCATCTTGCACTCACTGGTACTGCTGGTACAGGTAAGACATTTCTTGCCATGTATCTTGCACTAGAAGAGGTGATGGACAAGAGCACACCATTTGAGACATTACACATCATTCGGAGTGTTGTACCTACCCGAGAGATGGGTTACTTGCCTGGTACTATTGAAGAGAAACTCAACGCATACACAGGACCATATCGTGCTGCTGCTACTGAGTTATTCAACGATCCGAAAGCATATGACAAATTGGTACATAACAATTATATCACGTTTGAGTCAACCTCATACATAAGAGGTATGACTTACGACAGCGGTATTATTCTCGTAGATGAAATGCAAAACCTAAACTTTCATGAGTTAGATTCTGTTATCACACGAGTGGGTCAAGCGACCAAGATTATGTTCTGTGGTGACTATTATCAGAGCGATTTCAAACAAGAGAAAGATAAGAGTGGTGTTAATCAATTTTTAAATATTCTGGACAACATGAAGAGTTTTACTCACGTTGAGTTTGGATGGGAAGATATTGTCCGAAGTGATTTTGTTCGTGATTATATTATGACCAAAGAATGGTTAGGTATCAAGTAATGTCTTATTCAGATCAGGTAATGGATCATTATAACAACCCACGCAACGTTGGTAAGTTAGACAAAGAATCCGAGACAGTTGGTACAGGTATGGTAGGCGCACCTGCATGTGGTGATGTCATGGTATTACAAATTGAGGTGAATGATGATGGAATTATCGAAGATGCTAAATTTAAAACCTACGGATGCGGAAGTGCTATCGCGTCTTCCTCATTGCTTACCGAATGGGTTAAAGGTCGCACTCTTGATGAAGCTGGAAGTATTAAAAATACCGAAATCGCCGAGTCGCTCGCCCTCCCACCAGTCAAAATCCACTGTAGTGTCCTTGCAGAAGATGCGATCAAAGCTGCGATAAACAATTACCGCAATAAACACCCCGTATAAATATCAAAAACAACAAAGGAGATCTAAAATGGATCTAGTAGTAGAGTTAGTAACAACCTTCTGGCAGTGGGCAATCCTTGCTGTGCTAGTATTGGTTGGTTTTGTAGTCAGTCACTTTGATGGACAAGGCGAACTACGTGTAGAGTTTACTTACAAGAATATGCCTAAGATGTCACCGTTGCCTATCGCAACCAAAGACAAAGGATTCTTCAAAGGAGTCTGGATGTGGTTGATGGGTACACGACATTGGGAAATCGTAGAAGACTGGCACTATCAGTTAGGTGACAATAAGTTTGTTGTCCCAGCTGGATTTCAGTTTGATGGTGCATCAGTGCCTAAGTTTCTCGCAACGTTCTTATCACCCGTGGGTGTGTTGTTGATGGGTGGATTAGTACACGACTATGCCTACAAGTATGCCGGATTGAAAACAGCAGGAACCAAGAAAGAACAGAAGTTGGAATGGAACTTAGATCAAAAGATGGCAGACGAATTGTTTCGTGACATCTGTATTGAAGTCAACGGTTTCAAAGTACTAAACTATCTCGCATACTATTCACTGCGTCTTGCTGGATTTATGGCCTGGAATGGCCATCGTGACCGCGATCAATTTGATCTCAAAGGTAAGAGGATTGTACCATGATTGAAGTAGCAAAAGTATATGTTTCAAAGGTTATGTCAGAACGGACTTCTTTAGACGGTTTGACATTAATTGCCATCTGTGGTAGTATTATACTCTTCGGTGGGATTGCAAAGTTAGCAGCATATGCAGGTTTAGCGTATGGATTGTGGACAATGTTTAAGACTGGGGAGTAATATGACTAAGCGACTATCTAATTATCGTGGAATACGCATCAAACAAACTGATGATATTTTAATTTCGTTTCCAAAACTTATTGATCAAAATAATTTTGAACGTGTATTGGAAATAGGTATGTTTAGTGGAGCTTTCTCCTTGTTTATAACAGACCAAATTTCATCTGATGTTGATTACTTAGGTTATGAAATTGATCCCAGGGTTGTTAATCCTAAAGCACAACACTTAAATCATAAAACTGTTGACGTGTTTACTGATTTGGATTTCATATCAGACTATATAACACAACCAGGTCAGACCTTGGTGTTGTGTGATGGCGGTAACAAACTTAAAGAAATGGAACATTTGGCTCCTTTAATAAAGTCTAATGATATAATTATGTGTCATGATTATGTGAATGACACAAAGGATAATTATAAAGAGTATTATAAATCCACGGGATTGAATCCCAGGGGACAGTCGATGTGGGAAACTAGTAAAACCATGTTGCAACCATTGATTGATGCTAACAATTTGATAGAGTACAAAGAAGTAGATTTTGGACAGTCGTGTTGGTCATGTCTTATTAAAGCATAGGAAATAAAAATGAACAGAGAAGAGATTTTTGAAACACTAAAGATTGACGAGGGTGTCAAGTATGAGATTTACGCAGATCACCTCGGATACCACACGTTTGGGGTGGGGCATCTTGTTACCAATGAAGATACCGAATGGGGACAAGAGTTCGGAACACCAATCTCCGAAGAGAGAGTATGGGAATGTTTTGAAAAAGACCTTGACACCTCAATCAGTGAGTGTCATGTGTTATACGGCAAAGGGGTCTTTGAAGAGTTTCCCGAGACCGTCAAGCAGGTCGTGGTCAACATGATGTTCAACATGGGCCGACCTCGGTTGTCTAAGTTCAAGAAATTCAATGCAGCACTCATTGCTAATGAATGGAAGGAAGCAGCAGTTGAAGGTCGTGACTCACGATGGCACAAGCAAGTGACCAATCGTGCTGAACGTTTGAT